AGTAGTGTACTCCTATCTACAAACCTTACAAAAACTTTAGTTAAAAACCCACCATAAGTGTCATGGACCACCAGGAGTACCAACAATTCCTGGCTAGAATCAATACAGCAAGAGATGCATGTATTGCTAAAGATATTGATGTTGATCTTCTAGTAGCTAGGCATGACTATTTTGGGAGAGAATTATGCAAATCTCTGAATATTGAATACAGGAATGATGTACCATTTATAGACATAATCTTAGATATAAGACCTGAAGTTGACCCTTTAACAATAGATGCCCCTCATATTACTCCTGATAACTATCTGTATATAAATAATATACTATATCTAATAGATTATAAGGTGTCTGTATCCAATGAGAGTAGTATAATAACATATGACAAATATTACGAGCTAACTAGGGATATATCTAGACGAATGAATATAGAGATAGAAATAGTCATTGTAAGAATAGACCCTATAAGTAAAGAATTACACATAAGTTCTAATAGATTTAAGGAGTTATATCCTGCATTAGTAATAGATATTAATTTTAACCAATTCTTTGATCTAAAACAATTATTGTATGAAAAATTTGGAGATGATGAAGAGTTTCTCCTAAAGGTTGCACATGGTGACTTTACATTAACTGCCCCTTGGTGCAGAGAAGGATGCCCAGACTTTTGGAAACATCCTATATATAAAGAATTTAAAATGAGTATGCCAATTCCCGAAAGAAGACTTTTTGAAGAATCAGTGAGATTTAATGCTTATGAAGCAGAGAGGTGGAATACCAACTTAATAAAATTAAAAGAATATACAAAAAAAGATTACTCCGACTTCGTGACTAAATCTGCAAAAGACATATTTCTAGCAACAGGTTTTTATAAACAACCAAATAAAAACGAAATAAGCGAAGGGTGGGACCTAATGGTAGAGCGAGTGCACGAGCAAAGAAACATAACAAAATCACTCCATGAGCAGAAGCCTAGCATACATTTTATATGGGGCCCACATAACCCAGGGAATAGCAATAATTCAACTTTCAAGTTAATCCTACTATCAAAATCCCTGCAAAGCATAAAAGGGTTATCTACTTACACAGAAGCCTTCAAAGCCCTCGGTAAAATGATGGATATAGGTGATAGGGCAACAGAATATGAGTCGCATTGTGAAAGTTTAAAAAGTAAAGCCAGGTCGTCTTGGAAGCAGGTCATGAACAAAAAGCTGGAACCCAAACAGATAAATTCAGCATTGGTGATATGGGAACAACAATTCATGATCAACAATGAGAAAATAGATAAAAATGATAGAATAAAATTGTTAAAGAATTTTTGCGGAATAGGGAAGCATAAACAATTCAAATCTAAAATGTTGGATGATATTGACAACTCAAAACCAACAATTCTAGATTTTGATGACGAAAATGTGTATTTGGCTAGCTTAACAATGATGGAGCAAACTAAAAGGATATTATCAAAGCCTAGTGGTCTAAAAAATGAAAACTTTATATTGAATGAATTTGGGCAAAGAATAAAAGATTGCAATAAAGATACTTATGCAAATATGTCTCAAATATTCGAAACAAGGTATTGGCAGTGTATCTCAGACTTCTCAACATTGATGAAGAATATATTATCTGTGTCACAATATAATAGACATAATACATTTAGAGTTGCAATGTGTGCAAACAACAATGTTTTTGCAATTGTGTTCCCATCTGCAGATATAAAAACAAAAAAAGCAACAGTGGTATATAGCATCATAGTTTTACATAAAGAGGAGGACAATGTACTCAATCCAGGCTGCTTACATGGCACATTCAAATGCATAAATGGATACATATCGATCTCACGTGCTATCAGATTAGACAAAGAACGATGCCAAAGAATAGTCTCATCCCCAGGATTATTTCTAACAACTTGCCTATTATTCAAACATGAAAACCCCACATTAGTTATGAATGATGTCATGAATTTTTCTATATACACTAGCCTATCCATAACAAAGAGCGTTTTATCTCTAACAGAACCTGCAAGATATATGATAATGAATTCACTTGCTATATCTAGTAATGTTAAATCATATATTGCTGAAAAATTTTCTCCTTATACAAAAACACTATTTAGTGTTTATATGACAAAACTTATAAAAAATGCATGTTTTGATGCTTATGGGCAAAGAGAAAAAGTACAACTAAGAGATATTTACCTCTCTGACTATGATATAACACAAAAAGGGATAAAGGACAATAGGGAATTAGTTAGCATATGGTTCCCAGGAAGTGTGACCCTTAAGGAGTATCTGACACAAGTATATCTGCCATTTTATTTTAATGCTAAAGGCCTTCACGAAAAACACCATGTCATGGTAGATCTTGCAAAAACTATTCTAGAAATAGAAAATGATCAAAGGGATAACATTACTGAAATATGGTCAACTAATTGCACGAAGCAAACAGTCAATCTAAAGATTTTAATTCATTCCTTATGCAAGAATCTACTGGCTGACACATCTAGGCACAACCACCTTAGAAATAGAATAGAGAATAGAAATAATTTCAGAAGGTCTATCACAACAATATCTACATTTACAAGCTCAAAATCTTGTTTGAAGATAGGGGATTTTAGAAAGGAGAAAGAACAGCAGAATGCTAAACAAAGGAAGTTGCTAGAGAATGAAAGTCGGAAAAGGAGGTTAGCAAACCCCATATTTGTAACAGATGAACAAGTTAATTTAGAGGTTGGGCACTGCAACTACAATATGCTAAGAGAAGCAATGCCTAACTACACTGATTATATATCTACTAAAGTCTTTGATAGACTATATGAATTACTGGACACAGGTGTCTTAAACGACAAACCCGTAATAGAGCAAATAATGGATATGATGGTGAACCACAAGAAATTTTATTTTACCTTCTTTAACAAAGGTCAAAAGACCTCAAAAGATAGGGAGATTTTTGTAGGGGAATATGAAGCCAAAATGTGCATGTATGCTGTTGAAAGAATAGCAAAAGAGAGGTGCAGATTAAATCCTGATGAAATGATATCTGAACCTGGCGATGGGAAGCTCAAGGTTCTTGAGCAGAAATCCGAACAGGAAATAAGATTCTTGGTAGAAACCACAAGGCAAAAAAATAGAGATATTGATGACGCTATCAGTGCTTTAGCTTCAGAAAACTTTGAGAAGAATATAGAAAAAATTGATAAATTGTCGAAGGGAAAATCAAGAGGATTAAAAATGGAAATAAATGCAGATATGTCAAAATGGAGCGCCCAAGATGTCTTTTACAAATATTTCTGGCTAATTGCATTGGACCCAATATTGTATCCACAAGAAAAAGAAAGAATTCTTTTCTTTATGTGCAACTACATGCAAAAGGAATTAATCTTGCCTGATGAGCTGTTATATAATTTACTTGATCAAAAAATTACATACCAGAATGACATAATATCCACTATGACAAACCAACTGAATTCAAATACAGTATCCATAAAAAGAAATTGGTTGCAAGGAAATTTTAATTACACATCTAGTTATGTCCACAGTTGTGCTATGTCAGTGTATAAAGACATTTTAAAAGAAGCAATAACATTTCTAGATGGATCTATATTGGTTAATTCACTTGTCCATTCTGATGACAACCAAACATCGATAACAATTGTCCAGGATAAAACAACCAATGAGGTATTGATAGACTTTGCTATGCAAGAGTTTGAAAAGTCTTGCTTGACCTTCGGGTGTCAAGCAAATATGAAAAAGACCTATGTAACAAATTGTATAAAAGAATTTGTCTCTTTATTCAACTTGTATGGGGAACCATTTTCTGTGTACGGACGCTTCTTATTAACCTCTGTAGGAGACTGTGCATATATTGGTCCTTATGAAGATCTTGCCAGCAGAATATCATCTGCCCAAACAGCAATTAAACATGGATGCCCTCCTAGTCTGGCATGGGTTTCTATAGCAATTAGCCACTGGATGACATACTTGACTTACAACATGTTACCAGGACAATCCAATGATCCAATTGATTACTTCCCAGCAGACACTCGGAAAGAAATACCAATAGAACTAAATGGAGTGTTAGATGCACCACTATCTATGATAAGCACTGTCGGGTTAGAGGCTGGGAATTTAAACTTCCTAATTAGTCTGTTGAATAAGTACACACCAGTTATGATGAAAAGGGAATCTGTGGTCAACCAAATAGCTGAGGTAAAATCATGGAGAGTAGAAAATTTAACCGACAATGAAGTGTTTAAGCTCAAAATACTAAGATTCTTAGTTTTAGATGCGGAAATGGACCCTAATGATATAATGGGTGAAACTAGTGATATGAGAGGTAGATCACTATTAACACCTAGGAAATTTACCACAGCAGGAAGCTTAAGAAAACTATATTCATTTAGCAAATACCAAGACAGGCTATCAGCCCCTGGCGGTATGGAAGAGCTGTTCACATACTTGCTTGAGAAGCCCGAGCTACTAGTTACAAAAGGGGAAGATTCTAAGGACTATATGGAATCTGTTATATTTAGATACAATTCAAAAAGATTTAAGGAAAGCCTATCAATTCAAAATCCTGCCCAATTATTCATAGAGCAAATTCTCTTCTCACACAAGCCAGTAATAGACTTCTCAGGGATAAGAGATAAGTATGTAAACCTACATGATAGTAGAGCTATAGAAAAAGAGCCTGATATACTGGGAAAAGTTACATTCACTGAAGCTTACAGACTATTGATGAAAGATCTATCATCCCTCACCCTCACAAATGAGGACATACAAGTTGTATATTCGTATATTGTGCTCAATGACCCACTAATGATAACTATAGCAAATACCCATATCCTCTCAATATATGGCAGTCCGCAAAAGAGAATGGGAATGTCATGCTCGACCATGCCAGAATTTAGAAATCTAAAACTCATACATCATTCACCTGCACTCGTGTTAAGAGCATACAGCAAAAACAGCCCAGATGTTCAAGGGGCAGACCCAACTGAGATGGCCAGAGACTTAGTGCATTTAAAAGAATTCGTTGAAAATACAGGCTTAGAAGAGAAGATGAAGTTAAGAATTGCCCAAAATGAGGAAGAAAAAGGTCAAAGAGATATTGTTTTTGAACTAAAAGAAATGACTAGATTTTACCAAGTATGCTATGAGTATGTAAAGTCTACAGAACACAAAATTAAGGTTTTTATTCTTCCAGCAAAAGCATATACAACTACTGATTTTTGTGCCCTCATGCAAGGGAACCTAATAAAAGACAAGGAGTGGTACACAGTACACTACTTGAAACAGATACTATCAGGTGGACATAAAGCTATTATGCAACATAATGCTACAAGTGAACAAAATATAGCATTTGAGTGCTTTAAATTAATCGTACATTTTGCAGACTCTTTCATAGATGCCTCATCAAGATCAGCATTTTTACAACTAGTTCTAGAGCAATTCAGCTACAAAGATGTTAAAGTTCACAAACTATATGATATAATAAAGAATGGGCATAATCGAACAGACTTCATTCCTCTATTATTCAGGACGGGAGACCTTAACCAGGCAGACTTAGATAAATATGATGCTATGAAAAGCCATGAGAGAGTAACATGGAATGACTGGCAAACATCAAGGCATCTGGATATGGGAGTCATAAATCTGACAATTACAGGCTATAATAGATCTATCACTATAATCGGTGAAGATAATAAGTTAACTTATGCTGAACTTTGCCTAACAAGGAAGACACCAGAGAATATAACTATAAGCGGCAGAAAATTACTTAGCGCCAGGCATGGGCTAAGATTTGAAAATATGGTAAAAACACCAACCTATCCAGGGAATTACTATATTACCTTTAGAAAGAAAGATAGGCATCAGTATGTTTACCAAATACACTCCCATGAGTCAATAGTTAGGAGAAATGAAGAACATATGGCAATAAGAACTAGAATCTTCAATGAAATAACACCAGTATGTGTAGTTAATGTAGCAGAAGTTGATGGAGATCAAAGAATACTTATAAGGAAATTAGATTTCTTAAATAATGATGTTTTCAGCTTATCCAGAATCAAAGTCGGCCTGGATGAGTTTGCAACTATAAAGAAGGCACACTTCAGCAAGATGGTATCATTTGATGGTCCTCCTATTAAAACAGGCCTATTAGATCTTACTGAGTTAATGAAGTCCCAAGATCTATTAAACTTAAACTACGACAATATCCGGAATAGTAACCTAATATCTTTTTCAAAATTAATCTGCTGTGAGGGATCAAATGACATAAATGATGGCCTAGAATTTTTATCAGATGACCCCATGAATTTCACAGAGGGAGAATCAATACATTCAACACCAATATTTAACATCTATTATTCCAAACGTGGTGAGAATCATATGACTTATAGAAATGCAATAAAGCAATTGATAGAAAGGGAAACAACCTCATTTGAAGAAGCCTTCACCTTCAGTACAAATGGCTTTATATCTTCAGAAAACTTGGGATGCCTAGAAGCGATAGTGTCGCTAATCAAGTCATTAAAAACAAATGAATGGTCTACAGTTATTGACAAATGCATACATATATGCCTAATAAAGAATGGAATGGACTACATGTATCATACTTTCGATATACCTAGGTGCTTTGTTGATAATCCTATAAATAGAAAGGTGAATTGGATCATGTACAAAGAATTTATAAGCAATTTGCCCACTGTAGGAATCCCTCCCTGGAATGTAATGATGGACAATTTTAAGAAAAAATGTATAGCTCTAATAGAGACAAAATTAGAGACACAAAGAGATTTTTCTGAATTTATGCAAATGATGAAAAAAGAGGGCGGTAAGAGCAATCTAGAGTTTGATTAAATAAATTAAATATCCCAATTTAGAGTAAACACCAAAATTCTAAAATATATTAAATCAAATTAGGATTGATTAGGGTTAGGGTAAACAACAATTACTGTACAGATTCGTAGATAGGAGCACACTACT